TAAATTTTTTTTCTTTTTTAAAATAAAATATTAAGTTATTACAAATGCCTACATCACAATTTTGGACTGCCGAAGAGCGAATCCCAATCTCTCAAAAGAAAGTTTCTGTTCAGGCGGAAAATGGTCTATCTTATGAACTTGGACAAAAAGTAAATTTTGTTATCCCTCCTACTATTGGATTTATGATGCCTTCTGAAACCTATTTAAGAATGGATGTTAAAATTCAATTGCCTACATCGGGATCTATGACTGCTGGTGTTCCTCTTACACTTGATGGTGACATCGGATCAAATGTTCTTATCAGGGACTGTCGTATAAGTTCTGGAGGCGCACAAAATATTTTATTGGAGGAACTACAAAATGTGAATATCTTAACTGCTCTAAAATATGATTACGATACAAATGATAATCTTAAGCAGAAGCGTGCTATGACTGAAGGAACTGTTTTAGAAAGTAACTCTGGAAGACCCAATCAAGGTTCATCCGCTACGAATATGAATAATGTTGATGCTAATCCTTATTTTACTCGTGATGTAGATGATCTTGGTAATGAACAATTCAAAACTGTTAAAGCACTACTCACACTTCCTACAGGAATTTTCCAAAATGATAAGGTGTTCCCACTTGGTATGACTCAGGGACTGCGTATAGAACTAATTTTGGAAGACAGCAATAAGGTTTTCCGTCAGATGGAAACTGGTTTAAAGCATCGTCGTGCGACAGCAAATCCTCGTTTCCATTCTCTTAATGGATGTAATGCTTCAAGAACTGAATGGGCGAATAGTGGTAATGCTTCCAAGATTTATTTAGAAAGAACCAATGGTGTTGTATCTGTTAATACTTGTCCATTTTCTGTCGGTGATACAATTGCTTTTGCTCGTCCAATAGCAACTGATGTGGATGATCCCGGTGATACAAGAATAAATGCTTCGGGAGCGGCAGGAACTACTGAATGTAAAATTACTGGTATTGCTTATGAGAGTGGCGCAACAATTGGTGACGGAACTACGAATGGTGGTTTAGTTGCTATATCTTTTGATGAAATAGCGAATGATTTTAAGAACCCTGTTACACCTTCTAAAAATAATTCTGCGGATGCTCGTAATAATGCTTGGTATGTATATTCAGCAGGTTTTGAACTCAGTGCTACAAAAGATCCTACATTATCGGTTGATAATGTTGAATTGATTGTTCAGCAAGTTGAGATGCCTTCTGGATATGTATCTAAAATGAACTCTATGCTAAAGGCGGGAGGTGCTATGAATTATGATTTCCTTTCATATACGAATTACAAATATTCTCAATTGGCGAGTGATCGTGTTGTGAATATTCGTCTGCCTATTGGAAACTCAAGGTGTAAATCTGTATTATGTATCCCTACGGATGCTACATCATATTCTACTAAAGATGCTATATCGTGTAAAGATACATATCAAATAACTTCAGTTCCTGAAGAATCTGGTGGCGATGGATTTAGTGGTTACACTCAGCATTTATCTTCTCGCAGTGGTCTTGTAGGAATAGCAGATCACGCAACTGCGTATCAGTTTATTTATGACGGGAAATTGAACCCTAATAGAAAAGTGCCTCTATCTCGTATGTCTGTAAATGCTGGTGGGGATGCTCCAATTAATCAGCAGGTCTTGATTGAAAATGAAAAAGCACTTCGTATGGCGAATATTGATCCTCTATCATTTGAGAAGTATCAAGAAAACTTTTTCATCGGTAGAGCGCTCAGTCTCGCATCAGGGGTCTATGATGCTCGCGGGAAAGATTTTAACCTCCAAGTTGAATATCAAGAAGTAAATTCTCCAAGCAAACCTAAACTCTGGAATTGCTGGGTCGCTCATTTGAGGAGAATTGTTGTAAAGGGAGATAGTATAGCACTTGAAGTCTAAATGATATCTTTTTTAAAATTATTTTTTTTATATAATTATATTTTATAATTATAAAATGTCTTCTCGTCAAAATCTACAAGTAACTCCGAGTAATCATACTTCCACTGGGAGTATTTCGTATAAGAATGGTAATCCCCTTATTCAGTTTATTGTTGGAGAACAGAGTAGAATGCTTGTTGGTCAATCTGTAAGACTTGTTGGAAAGTTCTCTGTTTTTAAATCAGATGATACTCTTTCCACTAATGCCGAATCATTAAGAATTTCTGAACAACTTGGGATGTATTCTATTATTGATTCTCTTACTATTAAATCTCAAGCAACTCATCAAGTAATAGAAGAAATCCGTCACTTTCCAAGATTTATGGCGTCATATCTATCTGTTACTTCATCCAAGCAGGATAATACTGGACATATTGGAGCAGTCGCTCTTACATCAACTAATTATGAAAACTCAAAACATTCTGTAGTAGAAATTCCTACATCAAATGCTACGGATTCTAAGAAGGGTGGAAACTCTTTCTGTATTAATCTTCCTTGTGGTCTATTTAACGGACAGAATCCTATTCCTCTAATGGCGAATGGTGCTGGTGGAGTTGGGGGAGTTTTGGTTGAAATCCAATTAAGTCCTGACTCAAATGTGTTATTTGACCAAGGTGGAACTGCTACAAGTGATTCTGTTAAAGACGCATATTATGAATTAAGTGATCTTTCTCTTTCTTGTGAAGTTATGACACCTGATCCTACTATGAAGATTGCTCCCGCATCTACATTTGAATACAATTCTATTTCATCGTATTTCACTACATTTAATTCTACGAACGCAATTGTAAATTTCAACCTTGGTCTTTCAAGAGTTCTTGGTGTATTTGGTAACATTATCAGTGCTGATAAAATTAACAACAGAGGTCAAAATGGTTTAGCAAATAATTATCCTGTAAATAACAACAGCACCTCTGCTGAAATTAAGCAGTTATTTTTCACGCGTGGCGGAGAACGCTTCCCCCTTGAATATAATGTAAATACATTACAGAGAGATACGGCAACTATTAATGCTGATAATAGTGTAGCAGATCCTCAGATTGTTCAGGAATATCTAAATTCTGTAACTCAGTTTTCAAAACTAAAGAGAACATCGGCATCTCCTCTAAATACTAAATATACAAATGGTGATGCTGGTGTAGTTAATGCTAAGGTAGATGGCGGATCAGTCGCTGGTATAGGAGTATCGTATGATGTGATCTCTGGACAGGGTGTAGATTTCTCATCTGTAAATTGGGGGATGAATATGGAATGTGATCTTACAACTGATAACCCTCAAGCATTTTATCTATTTGTTCATTCAAAGCAAACACTCGCATTTTCGGGTGACGGTATTTCTGTAGTTCGTTAAAGATATCTTTTTTCATTTGTTTTTTAAAAAAAAATTTTAATATAAATATATTTTACAATATAAAATATGTCTTACGCAACTTCATCCGACCAATCAGCAATGATGGCTCAGCAACCTTCGTCCGCTAATGTTTCTGCTGTCCCTGATCTTGTAAAAATTGGACAGATCCCTACTAATACCGCAATTGATATTGAAACCGATATTCTTGATCCTGTCGTTCATAGCGATACTTTCTGTCGTTTTCAGTTTCAGAATAAAGGTATTTTACATTCTAACTCTAAAATTATTTTACGACTAAAAGATTCTGGAGAGGAAGCATTCCTCCCCGCAGGCGTGGGGATATATTCACTTATACAGAGATGCTCCCTCCGTGTCGGCACGAAGACCATAAGTGAAATAGATGATTTTAACCACTATATGGGATATAAGTCTATGTTCCTTGCTAATGAACATCAAAAACAGAGAGAACAATATACAACAGGAAGACAGATTGCTCATAAAGCATATTATGATGAATGCGCATTTGGTGCTTCTGAATTCAAGGGTTCTGAGGAAACTCTCACTACGAAGGCACCGAGAATTGGTATTGATAATGGTCTTATGGTTACTGCGAGTTCTGCTGATACAAGTGTAGATTTAAAAACTCGTATATTTTTAAGAACTGGTGGTGATTATGGTCCCGAGTGCGCACTTTCACTACAAGATCTTTTCCCTTTCCTTGGACAGAATCAGTTACCTCTATTTATGATGAAAGAACCTGTAACTATTGAATTATTTTTCAGTAATGCTATTGATGAAAGAATGTGTTTAGAAAGTTCTGCTTCGGGTAGTAAGGGGACTGCTTCATTTGGAATTGACACAACTGCTACGCAACTCGTCGCGGATTATCAGTATTTCCCTCAAGAAATGATGGAACAATATGCTGTTCAGAATAAAAATCTTTCATTTACCTATGCTGATTACAGACTTGCTAAAAGAACGATACCGATTAACGCATCTGGTGCTGAAGAAAAGGCATCATACATTATTAATGTAGGTGGTGCTGGTCGTCTTGTATCTAAAGTATTTACGACGCTTTCTGATGATGTTATCAGTTCTGATAGTGTATTGAATAAATATCATTCTATGTCTATGGACAGAGTTTATACAGGCACTGAAGCAGATAGATTTAATGGTGTATTTACATCTAATATCAAATATAATGATCATTTCTTATATCCTGTTGATGTAGATAATTCGGCACAGCAATTTCATTATGTAACATCAACTGAAGGTATGGTTCCTTTCATTCATCGCGAAGAATATAACTTTGAAGGTAAAGGTCTTGCTACTGGTGGATTTATGGGATATGAACAAGAGGATCCCGATCACGGCATTGCTGGTCGCTTCTTTTATCAAGCACATAAACTCAATCGTAATGAGCGTGTAAATAGCAGAGGCATTGAACTCTATAACACTTATGATAAACTAAAGAACTCAAGGGATGCTGGAAAGAACAGTGCTACTCTCAGAACTTATTTAGAAATTATCCGTGTCGCTCAGTTGAACGATGGAGTTATGGATACATTTTTCGCATAATAAAGATATCTTTTTTAATTTCTTTTTATAAACTATATATAATACTATATGGAAGCAGCGCCTTACACCGATACAATTTTATTGGAAGCGAATAGGAAGTCTTCAGCAGAATACCTTGCTGGTAATAATAATAGCAAATCATCTTGGACGAATAATATGGGTAATGGGGTAAAATTAGATATTGGAGATACAATATCAGTTCATTCAGCATATATAAGTGAAATAGGAAATGAAGACAGCACAATAGAGATTAAAGGAAAAAATGCTACAAATATTTTAGGACACGATCAGAAATATACAACAAAGAATGTTTCAGTTAGTAAAACAGAGGGTGAATCAAATAATGGTTCATCAACATTCTTCTTGAATACGGAACAGGGTAATTATGGGTGGGACTATACTGAAAGTGAAAATACTCATATAATTAGTGATAATTCTATACATATAACACATTCTTACTACAAGTGCGCTCAAGGTGATAATTATATATCATTACCTCGTGGATGTGGAAGCAAGGATGTCGGCGGTTGGTGGGATGGTGGAACAGTTTGGTCTGAGTATAATAGTGAAGTAAATGGTAAAGTTTCAAGACCTAATCCTTATAGATTGGGAACAGATTATAGTTTTGTGAGATATTTTGGTAATGGAACAGGATATGGATACAATTTAGGTGAGCAGTCAATATCCTCCACAGCGAGTAGAAATGAAATATCAAATGATGGAAAGAGATATACATTATTTGTTAGAAAGAGTTTTAAAAATTATGTCCCAAAAGGTGAAAAGACAGGATTTTATTTACAAGGGGAGAGAGACCCAGCACTAATGGATTTTATTTGGTATAAGAAAACAGTAGAATATAAAGTTACTCAAGGTTTTAATTCGCCAGCGAATGTCGCCTCACAAATAACAAATAAAATGAATGATAGTAATATTGTGAAGAATACATCTTATGGTGAAGATCTTGAAGAAGGAGTGTCAAGAGATGGTGAAATAAAAATGAATAATATAAATTTAGTTGCTGAGTCAAATACTTATGAATTATTCCCTTGTGCTACAGCGTGGTTTATAAATCACGCGAGTAAATTATGGTTTGATGATAATTATGGGACAGCAGAATTTCCAGAAAAAGTCCCTCTCGCGGGACCAACTCAAGATACTACAGTAGTTCCAAATCAAAATGTATTAGTTCTCGGATTCACAGGATCATATGAATCGGCGAGTTATACTAAAGAAAATATGTTTAGTGAAGGATATATATATCCCGGTTGGAAGTTTTTAAGAGGAGTTGAGAATAATGGTAGTGAAATAAGTGTTTTTGACCCTTTGGTAGGGGCGGAATGTTGTTCTGTAAGAGAAGCAAACCCCGAGGGACATAGTAACGAACACGGAACATATCTTAAGTTTAACGCACACACTACTAACGATACTGAAGTGACAATACCAAAAAGAACAGGAGACCCTTTGATAATTGAAATGTCAAGCGAACATATACCATCTCTTTACGAGTCTTGTTATTCAACTGTAGGATATTTACGCCCTGAAATTCAAGAGGCAGGAAGAGCGTTAGATGCTGGATATCAAGATGGTGATGATGGGTTTAATATTACGATAGATGGGTCATTCACTGTTATAAGAATGACATATCCTATGAATACACAATTAGACGAGGAAGGTAATGCTCAACCATCAACTATATTGACATCTATTCCTTGGACAGAAGATAATCTTGAAAAGTTAAAGAAACTATTTGACGCACAGGCATTATATCCTGAATTATTCAATTACGATGGAATGTCCGCATCTCAAAAAGAATTAATTAATGTTACAGAAACAAATGCGAGTTATGTATCTGTAAATACAATGAGATTTTTACATATGAATGATAATACACAAGAACAATATACAGGATATAATGTTCAGGTAAATGGAAGTATAACAGATGTAGATTTTGGTGAGAAGATTCCTGTCGCTGATACAAGTAATCTTAAAAGAGGTATGAGATTATATAAAACAGATGCCGATACAGATGATGAAAGATTATTTCCACCCGATACATTTTTGACATCAATAACATCAAATGCTGTTTTTGTGAGTAATCCTCACAATGCTTCTGTAAATTATACAGATACATTTCTTTATTTTGGAACAAGTGGTTTAGGTAATGATAATTATTCAGGATTAGAAGACAGAGCAAATGGTTCGCATACAGCAGGTGCTGTTTTCTTTGATTATAATAAAGCACGAAAAGATATCAGGGAAGGTGAAGGTAAAGGGACAGATCCATACGAAACATTAACATATGGATTTGCTAAAAAATTCACATATTTTAAGAAAGAATACATTGGATTTTATGTAGGAAAATATCAAGGGGGAACATTACCTCAGGAAGGATGGTTTGATGAGGATTCACCACCTAAGATAGATGATTCACGATGTATTGGATTTGATAAACATTTTAATGCTTACTCTACTTGCGCTATCTTATTAACAAATGGTTATGCTTCATTATGGGGAGCGGATTATAATGCTTCAACACTTGTAACTCCTAATGCTTTTAAAAAGACGAGCAGACCTATCGGCATTCCATATCCTAAATCGGGTAGTGAAGTGGGATCTACTTTCAGATCATTTCAACAACAACCACAATATGATGGATGGTTATTACAAAATAACCTGAAAGAGAATTATGACCCGAATCCCGATGTTCCATCAATAGCATCTTTATTTAATGAAATATATTGTGGAGCAAATCAACCAGCATTACAGTTCTCAGCAGATAGTTCAAGATTTTCATTTGTAAATTTACATACACCTGAATTAATAGGCACAAACGCTCAGAATGTAGTAGATGCGAATGATATTGATGATTCTTCTGCTGCTTCTTATAAATTGAATAAAAGATTAAGTAGATTGAATTACAGTCCTAACTTCATTCCATACAATAATGTTTTTAAGATAGTGAATAGGGGTGATTACAGTGGATCTGATATGGTTGCTGAAAAAGATAATAATATCACACCATACGCGATAATGGATGCGCAGGCAGGAATATTCATAGAAGATTATGGATGTGATGAATCTAATTGGTCACAATCATTATGGGAAATCTTAGGATTTACATACGAACAATTCCATAATGTGGGATCGCGATTACAAAGATTTAATGATACAACAATACCTACATCAACACCTACTACAAATGTGATTGTGAGAACTGAAGATTTAAGTAATGGTGTAGTAAGGGGTAAATCATCAATACCAATTCATAATAGTCTTGAACTAAATTATCCTTTTTGGAAATATGATATGGGAGCATCCAACACTGATGATACACCTATAAGCGATGACATAGATTATCATAATGAAACTCTAATATATCAGGACGCATTACCGGGATATCAACATTATCCCGCAATAGTCCAATCAGATGTAAAATCAACAACTCTGGAAGCAGAAAATTTACCTCGTAAGATGTTATCACCGATATATCTTATAAAGAGTGATTTATTAAATCCAAAATATATTGGTGGAAGAGAAGGAACTTCGGCATTACCCATTATTGCTGTTGTAGATAAATCATCAGGATATGGTGATTTTTATACAGGGGCAAGAGATTCTACTATATTTACAAATACAATCCCAAGAACAATACAAAATATAAAAACATCAATAGTAGATGCTGATGGTAGTGATTCACGAGTAGATGATAGTTGTTGTGTAATCTATAAAATAACAAAACAAATAAAAAATAATTCTGTTGTATTACAGAACATTCTTAATCCACCTAAAAAGTAAATGATATCTTTTTTAACTTCTTTTTTAAAAAATAAATTTATTATGAAAATAAAATAAACAAATGAAATGGTAATGAAAGTGGATGTAAAAGCGAATCAAAAAGATATCTTTTGACTTCTATTTTACAAAAATATAAAAGGTAAATGAAAATATAAAATATATATATAACTTACATAATTAATAAATAAAAGGTGTAAAAAGATGTCCTCTAATGTCACAGAATGGAATGCTAACGATTACAGTAACCTTATTACAATATCAGCATCAGCGATTGCTTCTGTATTACTTGTAGTATTTAAAAGCAGATGTAAAAAAATATCTATATGCTTTGGATTACTTTCTTGCGACAGAAAAGTTATTTCAGATAGTGAAGATGAAGAAGAACAAAAAAAATTAAATAAAACTAAATCTAAATCTAATACAGAACCTTCACCTGAACCCGAACCCGAAGACCTTTATTAACCCCAATAATCACTCTCAGAATAATAGCAAAACTGTATCTGCTCACCAAACTTAATGGGTTTTAGTTTAAGATTTTTATAATTTCCTCTGTAGCGTTTTTCAATATTAACTTCTTGGTCTCGTTTTATATACCATATATCTTCCAAGTTCATAATAAGATCTCCACTACCTTCGTCGCGTGTTGGTTTAAAATCCTCTTGAACAACAATTCTATTATCACGAAGACCTCTCCACATACCACAATGTATTATAACATCCTCATTATGTTCTATCGCATCTTTTGGAGATGGAATATTTAACAAAGTTTTAGAATACAACTGCGTGTCACCTTCAACATCTTCTTGTGTTATAGGTCTGTTCATATAAATTCTTACATTTCGTTCAAATAGTCGTAATGTTCCATCATCATTTTGTTTGAACAGATTTTCGTATCCAACACATATAAATTCCATATTTCTATGTTCGCAAATATTTTCTCTCCAAGCATTGATACACTCCACGATTGAAAGTAGTGAAAACTTTGTATCAAAACATTTATCTTTTCCGTCGCCTTGTAATTTTCTTATTTCGGGCATAGGTGTTTTATGTGCTTCCATCGCCAATTGACTACGACATCTTTTGGAATATAGATATGAAGTCATAGCATTATCATCTATCAACTTGGTAACTTTTTTCTGAGCATCCACCAATTGCTCTGTTTGTATTCTAATAAGGTCTTCATCCTTTTGGATAAAATCATTTACAAAATCTACGACACCTTCACCATCTTCCATATTGGAGATAATATTTTTTAGTTTTTCTATTTCTTCTTCTTTTTCAGAAAGTTTTTTATCTTTTTCTTCATTATCATTTTTCAACTCTTCAGCGCGTTTGTTGAGAAAGTCGTTATCACGAACAAGATCATTTACCCTTTTGTGTAGATCTTCCATCGTATTACTGAAGTCTCTGATAAACCATTCAAAGCGTTTGTCCATTGTGATGCTTGTCATTTTCTTTTGTTCTTTGTTTTGTATATAACTTCTTGAATATAGTGGTTTCAAATTTGTTCAAAAACGGATAGATGAGACTATGAACCTTGTATGATAGTTTTTTTCTTTCCTTCTTTTCTTTTATAATATAGTTGCTTGATTTATAAGTTTCAAATTTTCGGAAAAATCAATAGATGAGACAAAATAATTAAAAAAAATTTTATCTTTGTTTATTTATTTTTTTTTAATTTATTCCATCTGTGTAGTTGTAATAGATGCTGTCATCCCAGATATAATTATTTTCCTTGAGGTCTTGGAAGACTTGATAACAGTTCCAGTCGTTCTTTTTCGCTTTATCCATTACAGATTTCTTTACAAGTGTAATAATTTTTTTCCAGTGGTTATCTCCACGCCAGTTTTTACATTTTAGCAATGCTTGTATGTGATCATTTCTATCCATATGAGATATTTTATGGTAACCCTGTCCAAGTTTTTCAAGACCTCCACGCAATGTAAATAATTGTGGTGCTGTGCTTTCAAAGATATCTGACATAAATCTTTCTTCAGTGTTCATATCTTCACATTCCAAAACATCGGATGGAATATCTTCCAATTGCGGACGGCGTTTTTTGTGACCCTGTGGAACCATTGAGGTCATAGACCTGTATTGTTCATTTGCTTCAGGGTCACCCGCTTTTAATTTTTTTGCGAGATCGTTTTGTGCTTGACGGCGGGTCTCAGTTATTTTTTTTTCATTTTCCGCGATTTGTTCGGGTGTCATTTTCTTTTTTTTGTTTTTGACGATTGTTTTCTTTTTTGGTTTTTCGGGTTCATTGAGATCTGCGTGTGCTGGATTTTCAATTACGGGGGTCGCCATTACGCAAGGGTCTTGGTTATTTTCCACGACCTCCAAAACAATTGCTTGTAAAACCTTGGAGACCTGCGCCTTGAGTTTTGATTCGCGAACATATTCTTGGTTGCT